GGATGGACGTAGAGGGTGCGGGGCGCACCAGACGCCGCCCGCCCGACCAGTTCCACGGGGACAGGTGCCCCGCGCAACAAGGCCATCTGGTCGGCTTCCGTGGGCGTGAAGGTGGGGGCGTGAGCGACCCCGCCCCCTGTCCCACGGGCGTGGAAACGGTGGAGTTGGACGAAATACCGAAGCCAGCCGTGGGCATCCTTCGCGGGATTCTCTGCGCCCCCAGGTCGGTGCGGTGCGAGGTCATCCCCCGAGGCGTAGCGGTGATGGAGCACCACCGACTCCAGCACCGCCGCATCGGCCTTCAACTGCTTCAGCGTCACGCTTCGCGTGCCCGCCATACGCGCCCCCGGTCATTCTGAGGTTAGACCGTCAGGAGCGCGAACCCGCTGGAGGGCTTAATCGTGATCGGCGTGATGGCCGCTGGCCCGTTGTTGTTCCACAGCATCGCCACGGAGGCGAGGTCAATGGACGGTGCCCAGAACAGCGCGGTGAGCACCGACCCACTCAACAGCGTCCCGGTGCAGAACATCCCATTGAGCAGGGTGTCGGTGGCCAGGTTGCTCCCATTGATCGGGAGCTTGGAGCCGCTGATAGCCGACTGCGGGATGCCCAGCGCCCGCGCCACGTTGCTGAGGGACGTTTCGATCATCGGCACGGAGAAGCTGACGTTGGCCTGACCAGGACGGGTGCCGATGCTGGTGCGCTTCAGGGCACTCCGCAGAGACTCCACCGACCCGCCGATGTTGAGGGTGACCCCTTCGGGGGCCACTCCCGCAATCTGCGTCTGGTCTTGCTTTTTGACAGCCGCCCCGGCCTGGGAGCGCAGGAACTTGCCCCGAATGGTGGTGGTGCTGTCCAACTGCCAAATCTCCATCGTGTCACCGGAGCCGAAGCGCACCCAATCCCCGGCGCTGAGGCCCGTGGCCACCGTGAAGGTCACGGCGCTGGAGCCAGCCGCCCCGCCCGTGGCCACCGTGGTGGCCGCAGGGCTGGCCGCATCGGTGAAGAAGCCCACGGAGGTCAGGGCGTCAAACAGGTCGCCCTTGCTGGGCTTGTTCGTGGTCACCAGCGTGTAGCCCGAAGCGGCGGTGGCCATCACGCCGCCCGCGCTGGCCGTGAAGGTCACGGGGACGGGCGACAGGGTGCCACGGGAGAGGGCGAGGGAAATGCCCGTGTAGTCGGCATCCACCCCCCACATTTCCATCCGCACCACGGTGCCATCCATCAGGGTGCCTTCCACGATGAGGGACATATTCGTGGCCCCACCGAAGTCGGTGCCATCGCTGGCGAACTGGCGCGGGCTGGCCGTGGTGCCCGACCCCACTACGTTGGCGAACAGCGACCCCGTGGCCACGGCGAAGTTGTAGAGCGACACCCCCGGCAGGGACAGCTTGGCCTGGGCGTTGACGTAGCCGTTCAGGGTGGCGAACACCAGCCGCTTCGTGGCCACGAAGATGTCCGTGGACTCGCCATTGAACTCCAGCGACACGCCGCCGTCCGTGATGTCCCCGATGTTGTAGGCCGGCTGGGCCACCACCTGTTCCCCGATGGCGTGGGAATACACCAGGTTGGTGGCCAGCGTGATCGTGGAACCCACGGGCGCGGTGGAGCCGTGAATCTGCACCAGTTCCATTTCCTCGCCGCTTCCCACACGGATGAGTTCACCCACGGCGAAGTTCGTGATGCCCGCCACCGTGAGGGTGCTGGCCCCTGCGGCGGCGGCAGAGGTCAGGGTGGTGGAGCCGAACGTGCCCGTGCTGTCACGGACAAGGGCCACCGAACTGATCTGCTTGACAACTTTGGTCTTGGCTGGCATTGGTCTTTCTCCTTCAGGTTATTTCGTGATCCACACTTGCAAGTCCCCGTCCGCACGGCGCACGTTCCGCGACCCCAAAGGGCTTTCAGCGATGCCGCGCCGTGTCCACCGCTGTTCTGCCGCGTCCAACCCTTGCCCTGCCAGGTTCTGAAAGACCAGCACCTGTTCCAGCCGTTCCATCAGCGCGTTGGCGTTGGCCTTCGCGTGGTTGCCTTCCGACCAGGCGGTGAAGGTGAGGGTGATCAATCGCGTGTCCCCCAGCCCGCCCGTCTGGTCGGCGGTGACCAACTGGTACACCACCACGGGGAGCGTCAGCCCCCCGATGTCCTGCCACGGGACGATCAGCCCCGTGCTTCGTCCGCACAATGTCCGCATCGTGGCGTCTGCGTTCACGATAGCCACCACGGCTTCATCCAATTTCTGCACGATGTCGGTGGCCGTCACTTCGCCCCCTTCGGGGTGCCACGCCTCAGTTCGGCGGCGGCGTCCCGCCCCATCGCGGTCTTGGCCCGTTCAAACGCCGCCCGCATAAAGGGGCGGGGCAGGATGCGCGGGGTGCCGAACTCCAGCAAGGGCGCGTAATCCACGCCTGACCCCACCCGCACTTTCTGTTCTGCCTCCAGCACTTCAAAGTCAATGGAATTGCGAAGCACCCCGGTGTCCACGGCGGGCGGCTGGCCGGGGGCTGACGCCTGGTGCGTCCCGTAGATGCGCCCTGACCCCGGCTTCGACAGTTCCAGCTTGATTTCCCGCACCAGTACCAGCGCCCCAGCCCGCGCCGCCTTCTCATTGCCAGCGGCCTGACGCTTCACGGTGTCGAAGAAGGCACCGGACGCCTGACCCAACGGGCTGGAGGCCAGCATATTCGTGAGCATCAGGCCACCCGCCGCAAGCCGATTTGGACGATGCCGCCGATGGGTTCCGGCTGGCGCTGGACTTCCGCGAACACCTGACCGACCAGCACCCCGGTGGTCACCGTGTAGCGGTAGCTGGGGAGCAGTCGCCACGCATCCGACACCAGCGCCACCACCGTGACGTCCGATTCCTGCCCCCACTCCTTCGCCGCCTGGGCTTGGGTGATGGGGGTCAAGATCATCGGGATGGGGCTGTTGAAGCCCACCGCCTTGCGATCCAGCAGGACGGTGGAGCCGTCAGCGGCCCGCGATTCGGCCTGTTCCCGCACCAGCACTTCCACGCCAAACTCCGTGGTCAGCATCGTGATGGTACTGGCCAGCGCGGCGTGGATGTCGGTGCCCAGCGTCATCCCCGTACCAGGCGGGTCAACCCGCCCCCTCCGGTGACGCTGAGGCCGTTCAGGAAGCCCCGCACCGTGGCCGGGAGCGCGTTCGGCGCGAGCGCGGCGTCACGGGTGGACAAGCTGATCGGCCCCACGGACAGGGACGTAAACTGCGCCAGCCCTGACGTATCCAGTTGGCTGGGATTGGTCACCAGCGCCAGCGCCAGTTCGGCGGTGGCCATCAGGATGGGGGCGGGCATCGCATCGCTGGCATAGGCGTAGCCATCGCTGTCATACACCCCCGAACGGGGCCATTTCAGCGCCTGGGACTCTGAAGCCCGATAGCCGTGGAAGGTTTCTTGTTCCAGACGGCGGGTGGCGTTCACGATGGCCTGTTCCCGCACCGCCGTGGTGGCCGCTGTCCAGGTGGCGCTGTTCACGCGCCCTTCCAACAGGGCGGTGATCACCGCTTCCGTGGCGTAGGCATTGGAAGCCGCCCCGCCTACCGTGGCGTCCAGTACCAGCGTCATTCCGCACCACCCTTCTTCCGGCGGGTGGCCTTCTTCACCGGGGCGGGGTCAGGGGTGGGGTCAGCGGCGGGCGCGTCAGCGTCCACCGCCCGATGAATGGCGGGGTTGAAGTCATCGGCATTGATGATGACGGGTTGGCCACCGAACTTCCCGTCCCACACCACGCGCATCGTGTCCATCGTTCACCTCAGTCGCAAGGGGTTGGGCTGGGGGACAGTCCCCCAGCCCATCCTGCTACCCGCTTACGAACGGATGCGAACGGCGAGGTTGCTGTCCAAGATGGCGTAGCCATAGAGGACATCCAGCGCCACATACACCTTGCTGGCGTCACCCTCATAGAACACCCGCGAACGGAGCGAAATGCCCGTGACGGGATCGGTGACGGTTTCGATCCGCGCCCCCAGGTCGCTGGCCATCGTGGACAGCGGCGCGGTGGCGAGGGCGAAGGCGTTGCGGTGGAACATCAGGTTCTGCACCTTCGTGGCCCCCGAAGTGATGTTCAGGGTGACCACTTCCGACCCCGACAGCGCGATCTTGAGCGCCGGGGAAATCGGGAGGTCGGTGATGGCCCCGCCCGAAGCGGTGCGGTCAGCGGTGACGGCGTAGCCCTGCGGGTCGCCCGCGATGGTGATGATGTCCCCTTCCTTCACGTTCGCCGTGGTGTCAATCCCGGCGATGGAGAGGGAGGTGACGCCCTTCGCGTGTGCCCCGGTGATGGTGCCCGCCGTGTCGGTGATCGTGGCGCTGGTGTGGCTGGGGGTGTTCTGGTTGGCGAACACATCGTAGCCCATCAGCTTGCCCAGCGAGCCGTTCCGCAGGGTGTCGGCGGCGGTGGCCCCGCCCATCGTGTAGGGCGCGATGATCGGCAGGAGCGCGGCTTCGCTGTTCCCGTCAATCATCAGGTGCAGGTTCATCGCGTCCGACACGGGTGCCTTGTTGTTGAACATCACCTTGCGGCCCGAAGCGATGTCGGCCAGCGCCATCGTGCCGCCCGCGATGGTGAAGGCGTAGCCCACCCGCTTGTAGAGGGAGGCCAGCTTCGTGTCTAGATCGTTGGCGATGGCGATGGCGGCGGGGGCGATGTGATCCGACACGATCTGATCCCTCGCCAGCGTCAGTTCCTTGTCGGTCAGCGCGAACTTGACTTCCCGCCAGTTGTCCAGCGTGATGCTGACGTTGCCGGGGGTCAGGTCTTGCGCGGTGCTGGGGGCGTCCTGCGCCGTGAAGGAGGCGGGGGCGCTGATGTTGATGACGGAACCCTTCGTCTGCGCGGTGCGGTCATAGCCGCGATGCACACGGTTGGCCATCCCCATCTTGTTACGCAGGATGATGAGGGCTTCGTTCGCGTAGAACAGGGGATCGTAAAGATTCAGGGAATTCGGCATTGTGGCCTCTCAGGCCAGAGGGTGACGCCCTGCGGCGAGAGGCCGACCAGGGCACGGGGTTGAGACAGGCGGCGGGCGGTGCCCGCCTCAACCCGATGCCATTGGCACGGGGGGTACTGCGGTTGTGTCCTGCGGGGAGCCGTCTAGCGCGGTGCGGGCAACGGCTCGATCTGCACTTCCATTCCCTGCTTGGCGGCTTCGGCCTTCAGGTGTTCATAGCGACTGGTGTCGCGGGCATCAGCGCGGGAAATGGTCATCACCCGTCCTGCCGTGCCGTTGGCCGGGGTGCCACGCGCCCCTGACCCTGCGCCACCCGTGCCCCTGAAGGCCGGGGCGAATACGTCCGATGCCTTCATTTCGTCCACCAGCATCTGAATGGTCATCGGCTCGCCCTTCGCGGTGGCGATGCGGGGAGTGCCCTTCGGGTCAATGACCTGGGCCACGAAGTCCCCGTCATCAGTCTCCACCACTTTGATGGCCTTCAGCGCGTGGGGAAGCAGGAGGTCAGGAATCCCCCCGGCTTGCTCCAGCGCCTGTCTGGCGGCGTTTTCCCCCACGATGCGTTCCGCGAACTGCGACAGCTTGGCCAGCTTGGCGTCACGGGCTTCCAGTTCAGCCGTGTGCTTGGCCAACACCTGGGACTTCCACTTCTCAAAGTCCCCCAGCGCGGCGGCTTTGCGCTGTTCGTTCGCTTCGTGTTCGGCCTCCAGCTTGGCGATCCGGTCTGGATCAAACTTGGCCATCTGGTCGGCCAGCTTCCGGCGCTTCTCCGCTTCCCGTTCATAAGCGTTGTGGAGCGCCTTCGTGCGTGGGTCGGCGGTTGGATCGGTGTCCAACAGCCACACACCGTCCGATTCCGTGTAGAAGTCCCGGTGGGCTTCAGGAATCTCTTCCAGCGTGGCATAGCTGGGCTTCAACTTGGCCATCATTCCCCCTGCGGCGGTGCCGCATCGGTTGCGGGCCATCGGTGACGGCCCTAGACGAACTTAGGAACACCCGCCAAGTCGCGCAAGAGCAGGGGCTTGGCGTCCCCCGTGCGGCCTTTTTTAGAGGCCGCAAAATTACCGGGGCTTCCCGGCTTTCTCCCACTCCTTGTAGGTCATCCGTTCCTGCTTCGGCGCTTCCAGCCCCAGCTTCTTGTAATTGATGACGGGCACGATGGTGCTTCGGCAGTTCCAATGCAGAGGCGGGATCAGGGCTTTAGGGTCATCATACTTGAAGGTCTTGCCGTCCGCATCCTGACACTCAGGGGTGGTGCGGTCATCCAACGTGGCCACGAACTCATAGCTGTCGCTGATGTCGGGGTCAGCGGAGTAGGCGGCGCGGGCGGCGGCGTTGGCCACCTGATTGACGGTGGTGCGGACAAGGGCTTCCGCGCCTCTGGCGGTGGCGGGCATAATGCCCCCGGCATAGCGGCCTGACGCCGTGCGGGTGCCCCGCACCCGCTTCACCAGGTCGGCCACCCCCTCTTGCCGGGACAGGCCGATCCGCATTTGGGTGCGGAAGGCGCGTTGGGTGGATCGGGCTTGCTCCTTCCACCACTCGCCCATTACATCGCCCATCACGGGGTCGCTGGTGAGAATGGCACGGATGCTATGCGTGGTCGGGATGGCCAGTTCCACGGTGTCCAGCTTGGCGAGGCGGGCCAACTGGTCGGCGGCGTGTTGGCCTTGCTGGCGTCCCAGCGCGATCATTTCCGACTTCACGGCGGCGTTCAGCTTCGTGTAGCCGTCCCTGATGATTTGTTCGGCCTGGGCCACGATGGCGTCCATTCGGCGGGCTTGGCGTCCCGTGCTGACGGCATCCAATGGCATAGACTGGATCAGGTCGGACAGCGCCTTCCGAATGGCCACCAGTTCCCGTTGGACGCTGGCCGCGATCTGATCTTCTCGCCGCTTGAGAAAGGCGGCATTGCGGAACACCGCCGGGGTAGGCATCAGGCGTCAGCCATCGCCGGGGCCGGGGCCGCACCGTTGCTGGTGGCCGTGGCCGTGGGGTCAGGCATCGGGGCGTCCTGCGTGGCCCCCGGTGCCGCCCCCGGCGGGGGCATCATCACGATCTGCGGGGGGTCGGGCGGCAGGGTGTCGCCGTCAATCCGTTCCCGTTCCTCTTCGGGGTTGAAGTCATCGGGCAGGG